GTCCCATTTATGACATTTACCTTTATTGAAGATTAAATACTACGAGAGGAGCGTGATTTAAATCACGCCCCTCTTTTGACATTTAAAAAATATTATGATATACTATATAAAAGGATGTGTAAAAAATGATTAAATTAATTGAATTATTTGCAGGCATTGGCTCATAGGCTCAAGCGCTTAAAGATGCTGGAATTGAATTTGAAACAGTAGCTATTAGTGAAATAGATAAATATGCTATTCAATCTTATGAATTAATTCATGGGTCAGTTAAAAATTTAGGTGATATTTCTACAATAGACCCTTTCGAAATTCCGAATTGTGATTTACTTACGTATAGTTTTCCATGTCAAGATATTAGTCAAGCCGGCGCACAAGCAGGGGCAGATGAAGGTTCGGGCACACGTTCATCTTTACTTTGGGAATGCAAAAAAATTATTTCAACTAAACTTCCTAAATATTTACTTATGGAAAATGTAAAAAATCTCGTTGGTGCAACGCATAAACAAAATTTTGATAAATGGCTAGATTATCTTACTTCTCTTGGATATACTAATTACTGGAAAGTTTTAAACGCTGTAGATTATGGAGTGCCTCAGAGTCGAGAAAGAGTATTTTGCGT